TTCCCCAACACCAATAGTAGGGACAGTATCTGACTCTACTAAAGTTACTTTTATGTTGGGAACACGTTGAACTAAAGCAGCGGCAGTCAACCACCCAGAGGTGCCACCTCCGACGATGCAAATTTTTTCAACTTTCATTTTGTAGAATCATACTTATACTTTAGTGCTTGCAATCTCCAAGCCTGAGACAGACTACGGGGTCCATGCTTCAGAAGATTTCTTTCATCTTCATGCAGGACCCACCTGTCTAGCATGTCTTGTTTCCAATCAGAGTTTGAATCCTGAGAAGGTGTCTTTTTTGACATCCTGTTTGATACCTCCAATCATGTAAGATTCCACTTCTGTTTCTTGGGGTGCTACCTGAAGACCCTTAGAAGAAATCCAATGCTCAGTCCAAGGAAGTGGGTTGTTCTTAGCAGAGATATCATAAAGTGGTTTAAGACCAATTGCTTTAAGACGACGATTGGCAACCCACTCAACATACTGACACAGCAGTTTGTCATTGAGACCAATCATGGAACCCTCTTTGAACAGATACTCTGCCCAACGACGTTCTTGATCTACACAGTTTCTAAATGCATCATACAACCAGTCTTGTTCTTCTTCCCAGATTTTTTTCATCTCTGGATCATCACCATCTCTCCACTTGTTTAAGATATTTTGTGTGATGACCATGTGTTGGTTCTCGTCTCTGGCGATAAGGCTAATGATTTTAGCCGATCCCTCCATAAGCTTAAGCTCTCCAAATGCGAACGAACATGCGAAGGAGACATAGAATCTAATTCCTTCCAGGATGTTAACGGTTGCGACAGCTCTAAAGAGTTTTCTCTTGAGTTCATACCTTGCTTTGTGTGCGTAATCAACACCTTCCAAAGCGTGTACCCACTCTTGTGAATTGTCATACTCGTGGGCAAGATTGATAAATTCATCATAGGCAGCGGTGACCGATGCTGCTCTCTCCATGATTTGTGGATCTTGTAAGATCGTATCAAATACTTCAGAGGTGTTTGGATAGACGTTCTTAATGATGTATGTGTAAGAACGTGAGTGGATCATCTCCATAAACTCCCACACACCCATACATGCTTCCAATTCTGGAAGGGAGCAGTAGGGGGTGAATGCCATACCAGGACCACGACCCTGAACAGAGTCCAGCATGATCTGATACTTCAGGTTAGAAGTAAAGATGTGCTTCTGCTCAGGACGAAGTGTTTGGTAATCGGAGCGATCCTTTTGAAGGGAGACCTCCTCAGGTCTCCAAAAATAACTTAGTTGTTGTTGGGTTAACTTTTCAAAAACTGGATATTTGTAGGAGTCGTATCTCTGAACTCCAAGTGGTTTGCCAAAAAACATTGGTTGCTTCTTGGTGTCAACTTCTTCAGCATTGAAGACGGTCATTGCTTGTACTGCTGACCCCTCTTTAATATTCTTTTTAAACTGCACAGGACTCACAAGTATCCTCCTCTGTGGTTAAAATTTCGTTTAGCAGACTATCCAGTTGTTGATTAGTTTCCTTGGTTTCTTCTACCTCATCTGACTTTAGATCGTGGGTGTTTTGATAGTAGGAAGTTTTCCAACCATACTTATATGTAGTTAGAAAATCATTTGCCATCACACTCACTGGGACTTCATTATCTGGATACTGTTCTGGGTTGTAACTCCAGTTTCCACTGATGGCTTGATCGAAGAATTTCTGCATGACTGCAACCACATTGATGTAGCCAGTGTTATTAGGCATGTCCCAAAGAAGAGTGTAACTATTCTTGAGCGTATTGTATTGAGGTACAATTTGCTTGAGGGGACCTTTCTTCGACTTCTTAATGGACAAGTATCCACGAGGAGGCTCGATTCCATTGGTAGCGTTTGACACAACGGAACTGCTCTCCGAAGGCATCTGTGCGGACAGAGTGCTGTGTCTGAGCCCATAGAGTTGGATACAATTCCTAAGATACTCCCAATCATAGTTTAACTTGTTCGGAACGATTTCGTCTACGTCTTTTTTATATGTATCAATAGGAAGAATACCTCTTGAATACTTGGTTCTTTCAAATCCTTCACAGGGTCCCTTCTCTCTAGCAATCTCACATGAAGACTTGAGAAGACAGAACTGGAAGACCTCTGTCAAATCATGAACTAGTTGCCATGCTTCAGGATCATCATACTTCACACCATGCTTGGCAAGGTAATGTGCCAAACCAATGTATCCAATGCCCAGAGAACGACGAGCAAGGGTGCTTCTCTTAGCAGCCTCTACAGGATAGTTCTGATAGTCAATCAACTCCTCCAGACCCCTCACAGCGAGGTCACAGAGTTCTTCCAAATCTTCTAGCTGTTTCAACTTACCAACGTTGATAGCAGACAGAATGCACAGAGCAATCTCACCTTTCGAATCATCAATATGATCAACTGGTTCTGTAGGGAGAGTGATCTCCTGGCACAAGTTACTCATGTTCACTTTATCATCAAAGGAACTATGAGAGTTGCAGTGGTCGATGTTCATGATGTACAAACGACCAGTCTCTGCACGTTCCTTCAGGATGTCAAGGATGAGTTTCTGTGCTCCGATAGTCTTGCGAGGAATAGACTCGTCTCGTTCATAACCCACATAGAGATCGTCAAATGAATCAGTACCAAAAGCGTCATAGAGACCTGGTACGTCATGCGGTGAGAAGAGGCTAATCTCTTCATTCTTAATGAAACGTTCGTAGAAAAGTTTTGAAATCTGGATTGAGTAGTCAAGTTTTCTAACACGGTTATCCTCAGTGCCTTTGTTGTTCTTCAGAACAATGATGTCTTCTATCTCTTGGTGCCAGATTGGGAAGTGGACAGTCGCTGAGCCACCACGAATTCCATTCTGTGTACAGCAGCGGACAGTTGACTCAAACTTTTTAAGGAATGGTACAACACCTGTGTGTTGAACTTCTCCCCCTCGGATCTTAGCGTTGATGCCACGGATTCTGCCTGCGTTGATACCGATGCCCGCCCTTTGTGCAACATATCTGCCGATAGCCATATCAGAACTAAAGATGCTATCGAGGGTGTCATCAACATCAACAAGCACACAGCTAGCAAATTGTCGAAGTGGAGTTCGCACTCCTGCCATGATAGGTGTGGGAATGTTGATTTTGTGTCTGGAGATTGCGTCATAGTATCTCTTAACGTAGTCCAGTCTTGTCTCTACAGGATACTTGGCAAACAAGGTTGCAGAGATCAGCAAATACATGAACTGAGGTGTCTCATACACTGCCCCAGTGCTTCTATCCTGCACTAGGTATTTATCTACAACCTGCCTCAAACCAGCATAAGTGAACAGCAAATCACGATCGTGGTCGATGAATGTTTGCATCTTCACAAAATCTTCTTCTGTGTAAGATTTCAGAATAGCTTGGTCATAAACACCATTTTCTACACACTTCTTGGTGTGAGCGTAGAGTTCAGGAGTGTCATGCATACGACCATACAGACTCTTCCTCAATGCGAACAGAAGCAAACGTGCTGCAACAAATTGATAGTTGGGTGTTTCCAAATCAATCAAGTCACTAGCAGCACGAATCAGGATCTCCTGAATTTCTGCTGTTGTAATACCGTCATAGAACTGAATACCAGACTTCATCTCAACCTGACTGGCAGAGACACCTGCAAGTCCTTTACATGCCTCGTCAACCATGAGATGCATCTTCTCTAGATCCAGAGATTCAATGCGACCATCTCTCTTCTTAACCTTGATCCCGTTGCTCATACCTTTTTCCACTCAGTAAATTTTAATTTTGCTTCTAACCCAGAATATGTATTTGATTCTACCAGAGATTGAACATCGTGTCCAGCAAGAACCATATCATTGATGTCTTTTTCTTTTATGTTACTTGGCCAGATGACGACCCTTTGCCCTCCTGATATGCATTTGTCAATTCGATTAACAATTTCTCGATTACGGGGTTCGTTATCGTAAACAAGAACAACATCGCTTCCTTCAAGACAACTAACGTCACCGTCACTGCCACACAGAGCCACACTATTGTTGAGGAAAGTGCTGTCAAAGGGTCCTTCGACCACATAGACTGGTAGTTTTTTATTGATACCGTCAAGTCCATAAATTTTTGGTTCATCCTCATCCAACATGATGGTAATATATTTAATCGAGTTCTTTCTTAGAGATCTTCCTTGAAATCCGATTAGGTTTTTATTTCGATATAAAGGAATTACAATCCTAGGCTCTTCAAGAACATTGTCTGCAAAAGTTTGTTTATATGAGTTAACAAACTCCTTAAACTTCTCAGCAAAATAAAATTGCTTCGGGTCAATCTTTCGTTTCTCAAGATAGGTTCTACCACTTTCCACTTCAGAGCATAAAGGGAGAACGATACTGGTCTTAAACGTAGGTTTCTTAAAATCAAATTTAGGCTCATCTGCAACGAAATTCTTACCTGTGAATCCTTCCTTAAACTTTTCCATGGTGTATTCACCATGAAGCGTTGAGTCAACCTTCTTCAGAAAGTTATTAAACGACATTGAAGCACCACAATTATGGCACTTGAAATTAGTGTTTGTTTTTACTGCGTAAAGATAACCCCTAGCTTTGTTCCTATTCTTCTGAGAATCTCCACAGATAGGACACCTAAAATTATAGAGGTTAGGTTTTACTCTCTTAAATTTTTGAAGTCTTGCTGATATAAGACCAACGTATTTCGAATCAATTAGATCCATTCACCAGAGTATTCCCTGGCACTATCATACTCGTTTGTACTGGTGGTGTCAAGACTTGAGATAAAATCCTTTGTCCAATGGGGGAGAGCATCACACTAACAACTGCTAATGCTCCTGCGATGCTCCACATCTTTTTTTCTAATACCCTCAACCTATCATCAATAAGACGGATATCTCTTTCACATCCTTTCTTGATTATATTAGTTTCTCTCTTTACTTGCTCGGATAATCTATCTAACTTCTCAAATAAAATTTCGTCTACTCTATCTTGCTTATCTAATTTTTCATTATGTACTGCAAGAAGTTTCCCCATTTGAATGGAGTTTTCTTGGAGACTATCTACAACTTTTTCTAACCTTTCAATTATTGCTGTGTTAAGATTTTGATCCATCCTTCGTCATCCACATTTTACGATATCCCTTCCCGTAAATGTATCTTTTCTTTTTCTTTTTTACTGGTGGTTGATCTGGTGGGAGTCCTGCAATAGCACCTCCGCTGGCATTGTTGGTAGGAGCACCAGCAAATCCAGCATCTTCATGAAAATATTCGATTATCTTTTGCAGTCTCTTATCCATTAGATTAATTGCAATTGCTCTAAGCAATAATCATCTTGTAAGATATTATCCAAATCAGAACGTGGATGCTCTGGAATTCTATTCAAAAATATTAAAAAACTTTTTGTTGATGACCAAAGTTCTTCGTCAAGTTTAAAGAATAAAAGAGGAACAGCGGCATCTCCAAATACATTAAAAAGAACAATCAGGTGATTGAGAATCAAATGTGTCCTCAACTCACCCGTGTTCTTATATCTTTTCAACAACCTCTTGACGTACTTGATACGCTTCAAGTCGTCTTCAAAGTCTTCCTTCGTGATTGCCTGGGGATTTTCGTAATTTTTAATAGCAAAAAGGAGATAGTTATTATCGTTCAAATCATCAAATCTCATTTAATCAGACATCAGTAGGATAATTAATACCGAATGCACCAGTTTGAATACCAGACATAGCAACCAGAGTTTCTTTCTTGACTCTCAAGTTACCGTGCATATCAATATATGTAGTAACACCGACCCATCCTTGATCTGCTCCTTGATAGGCAACAGAGTTTCCAGAAGTGTCTGTGGAAATACCATAGACGATTCTATCGTATCCACCAGCAAGTGCTTGGAATTCAATCAGAGCACCATCAGCAATCTCAGCAGTGACACCAGATGCTAAGGAAATAACCTTATCGCTATTGAATGTCAGTTGATCACCTGCACTGATTGCAGAAGAAATTGTGGAAGCAATACTGATTGTAGTAGCACCGATACTAAGGATCGTTGCCGAAACATCAATACCACCAACTTCAACATCAACACTGTCACTAGCAACGACACCAGCGGGAGCAACGACAGGAATCAAATCAGTACCAATACCAGCAGCCTGGTCAGCACTTGCAAGTGCAGTTCCAAGTCCAGCAAACTGAATGACAGATCCATCATTCAGAACACCTTGTCTAGCATGACCACCAACAGTCAGATTCAGACCAGCAACAGATTGGTCAATTGCAATATTGGCAGTACCAATAGCAACAGTTCCATTGACGGTTGCTTCTGCAATCGTTCTGTAAGATGGTTGAGTATCGTGCTTTTGACTATATTGATGATCCAGAACACTAGATTTTGGAAGTTCACTTACACCATACTGTGTAGCACCTGCACCGATAAGAGCAGGATTCAATCCAGCAGTTGAACCAATTGTAAGAACACGATCACTAGTAATACCGATAACAACGGCATCACCATAATATGTTCCTACTCCACCACGAACACCGAAACGGATAAGTTGTCCAACTGTAATATCAGTCGAAAAGGTTGTACCAGTTCCCGTTACGGTATTACCAGAAAGGCTTACGGTTCCAAAAGTCTGGATGTTATCGTCGTTACCCCAGAGAGCCATGTCTTAACTCGCAATTACGTTTTACCTAAGGATTATTTATAATCAACCAGCTTCACGATTTCTGATTGCAGCAGCAACAGCCTCAAGGAGTTTGTCGTCTGCATCGGTTTTGGTCAGTTTAACTGCCTTACCGAGAATATGCAAACAAATTTCGATAAGTTTTTCACCAAGTTCCGCATCATCGGGAATCTTAGCAATGGCAGCGTCAACAATCTTAGATGCTAATGGAAGTAAAAATGCCAACATGATTTTAAGAGCAGATAGCGCTCCTATTTATTCATCTCACTATTTGCTAAATCAATTATTGTATACACATAATACGAAACACCTGCCAAGAGAATGATCAACATGATGATCACACTCCAGACAGGTTCGTCAGTAATTACTTTCTCTGGGAAAGTCACTTCTTCTTGATTGACTTTCTAATAGCTTCGATTCTTTTTGCCATAGAGTCAACTTCAGGTACTGGTTCCGACTTTGACTTTGGATAACTACCAAGTCTTTTATCCTTCAGATTATCATATGATTCTTCGTCAAACTCCTTTTTAGCATATCCCATCTTGGAACCATAGGGACGACGACCAGATGCTTTGTCCTTAGCACGAATTTCTGCCTGAGCACGGGCAGCTGCTGCACGACCTTCTTTGGTCTTTGGACGACCATACTTATCCCAGGATGCTTCCTTCATTGATCCACGAGTTCTTTCAGCCTTATCATGATCAAAGTTTGGATCCTTCATGGGATCATAATCCTTGAATAATTTAACTTTCTTACCCTTATATTTCGATGTTACTCTATCAGCGTATTCTTTAGGTGACTCACCAGGTTCTCTTGCCTCATCAACCTTTTTCTTCTCTAATTTATCAAGTGCTTTTTGATTTGCCTTGATTGCTTTGTCATATCCACCACCTGGTTTGCCAACACCACCATGCTTTCCACCAGGTCTACCGAATGGATCTTTCTCTTCTTTAACTTCAGGGTTGATGACGACCTTATTCTTTACCTTCTTTTCGGTAATTTCTTTCTCGTCATCAGTGCTCGCAACCGCAGTCGCTGCTTCCTCCTTTAGTTTTTTTTTTCGCGCAATAGCAGCACCAACTGCCTTGCGACGATTCAGGAGATACTTATCTGTCTTGTCATGATCACCGTCATTATCGATGTCCTTATCTTCCTTGCCCACAGCATCAAGTTTTTCGGACATGAAAACGTTTGCCATCGCACGAAGAGTGATGGTCTCAGAGTTTTCTTGGATAAAGTTATCAGACATTTCTACCAGATCCAGTCTTGTATATGTTTTTATTTATGAGGGATTTAACTTTGTCGTTAGGAGTCAACTTCTCAACGTACTTACGATAAGAATCAGTGCCCACTCCACGTTGGGAAGCGGGAACACCTGCTCTGTCGGTAAATGTTTCTGTGATATCACGAATCCAGGACTTAAACATCAGTCCCTCTTTGGTCACTGCGATGATGTGGTTAGCACCTTTACGAATAACACGACCAATCAAACCAGTATTGAGACTCTCAACAAGAGTTCCTACATTGAATACTTTTTCATTAATATAGTTCTCACGAAGACTCTTCCAATCAAACTTAGGAGCAATCTCCCAAGTCTCTGCCTTAACAGACATACTCTTACGAACAGTATTGAAGAGTTGTTGTGCAAGTTTTGGTTTTGTTCCTGGTGGAAGACCAGCAGCAAATCCTTCTGCGTCACCATCAATTGCTAACTTTCTAAGTTTAGATGCAGACATACCTTCGACGCCTTCAGCATCGGGGTCCCGCTCTCCTGCAGAGATGACGTTAATCTCATCAAAATTATAGAGTTGCCCGTTGTACTTATTTGCGAGGGTCTCAAACTCTTTCTGTCTATCAGCACCAACCACGATGTTGACACTGGCAAATCCTTCGACATCTGCTTGCTTCAATGCATCAAGAATAGTTTTAATGCTAGCATCAAATACAATGTTGTTAGCATGATCAGGGAACAACTGCTTCATGAACTCTACTTTAGTCTGAGAGTCCAGAGGATTTTTCTTTGCGTCCTGAGAGTGAGAGGGATAAACGTAATACTGTTCACCATCAGCAGTATCTGCAATGGTGTCTAAAAGTTTTGCGTGTCCAGCAGTTGGAGGATTGAAACGACCGAAACCAAGAGTGACTACCCCTCTAGTCTTTTCGACCTCCTGCTCAGGTTCGGCTTCTGGTGCAGCTTGTTGCGCTCCCTGATCATTGCCAGCAGGGGGTTCGTCGGGGAGTGCTTGTCTTGCTGCTGCTCCTGGTTTATCAGGATCTGTTCCAGCAGAGGGTCTCCTTCCACTGGAGAAAACCAATTTGCCATCGACTGTCCTCGCAACTACTTTACCGCTTGGATCTACCCAACCACCATGACCGTCACCAGAAAGACCTAACCTCTTGGCTTGTCTGGCAGCTTGAGTAACACTTTCAGATAGAAATCTAGAAAAACTTTTCATTTATCCCAGGACTTCACAAGAGTAACATTGGCACGACGGAACTTATCATCTACTAGTTTGTAAGCACGATCATTGACGACAACATAACCCTCAGGATCACTGTGAACGAATCCACGATCAGTCTTCATGAAAGTGTCAATGGTGCGAACTTTATTGAGTTGATTTATGATGAGTTTCTTTACAGCACGAATATTGATATAGGATGCTACCGTGAAATAGATAGCGTTCTCATTTGCTGCGATGAACTTGAGTCCATCAGTTTTCATCTGTAAATATTTAGCCTTTGCAGCACTGGACTTCTTAGACAGCATCTCCTCGTTCATGCGGGCAGCAAAGAAACGTGCGAAGTCAGCAGCAACTCCACGAGTATTGACAAGTGCCTTACCTTTACGGACTTCTTTGTTGAAGAACTGTTTGAACATAACAGACATGACGAAACGAGATTCACCAGTCTGACCCAGAAGATCAAGGAAAGAAGATGCCTGCTTGAGAGAACCGATGGTACGGTTGATCTGACTCATGAACTTCCTAGCTTCACCAGGGGTAAAGCGAGAAATACCAGAAGCATCAGTGAAGTTGGCACTAGCAACAAACACATCCCTGGTGCTGGTAATCTCAGGTGCTTCGTATGCGACTTGAGCAGTCTGGATAGAAGGACCAGCATAGGTAGTGTGGAACACAATACCCATCTTTGCAATCAGAACTTGCTTGGCAAGTGGTGAGGAAAGAGGAACAGAGTATGTAACTGTATTAGGAGTGAAGGTGACAACCTTACCCTTACGGGTCAGTCCCAGTTGCAGGTCATCAGTGTAGAGAAGGTCACCCTGAACAATACCACTGATATTCAGTTGTGGAAGATATGCAAGACATGTCTTGAGTTTCTCTGCAAGAGCACCCTTGTACCAACCATCGATGTCAGCATCGGAGAAGCAGACCTTGGGGTTGGTCTTGTTGAATACAGACTTGGTGCCGACAAAGAACTTGCCAGTCTGAGGGTCGGTGCCGCAAACAACAGCGGGAGCACCGTCCCACTTGGTGGTGATGCCAAGATTACTCTGCTTACCTGACAGGAAACTACCAGCATCCTGAAGGACTTTGACCACATCCATACCACCGTCACTGCCACGGTTCAGGATCTCGTCTTCCAGGTGTTCGAGGTGGGTGTTTTTCATACCCATATTATACAGCGTATTCTGCTGGAGTAGGGAGGGAGTGGACACTTGTTTATCCGACCACCTTAAATGCAGGATCGAGGAAGTATAACGCATCATCATCACTCAGTTGATCTAGATCAAAATTACTTACTGATGGTTTTCTATCAATAAGAAGAGCAGTGGAAAATCTATACTTCCATGGTTCAGTTCTACTACCACTTGGCTTTCTTCTTATTCTTAGTTTCAGTGTACCATCAAATTTTTTCACACCAATGGTAGATAGTCCAGCTGGATCAGAAGACATATAATACAAACCATATCCACCAATTTGAATATAGTGTGTACTTTTAGTACCGTAATAACTGAATAGTGTTTGAACCTGTGGGGCATCACTACCTTTCAAAATAATATCTTTAAAATTTTCTCTGTCATAGTCAAGGTCTCTCTGCGACATATTTTGAGCTGGTCCAGTATGAGAATAAATTTTTGGTCTTCCAGCTGAACCCCATTCCCTCTGGACGATTCTAGGAACTCCCATAGCATTGAGGAGTGATCTCATCTGCCTACCCTCTGGACTATCTTGACCAGCAAGATACCAAGTTCCATCAGGTTTACACTTAAGTCCACTCTGACCAAAGTCAGCAGCAGTATCTAATTTAACTTCTAATTTTATTCTCTTCTTTGCTTTCGCTGGAGTTCCTCCAGCAGCATTAGATGATGGTGCTACCTCCAACATCAAATCTGGAAGATCATTAGCAGCTCCAGCAGGAACAAAAGATGGTGGAACTAAACCAATCTGTTTGTATTGGTAATACAGTTTATCTTCATACATGAATCCCCCACCACCAGACTTGAAGTAGTGAGCCATACCTTTGGCTTCGTACATATCATAATAGTCTGGATCAGAATTAGGTTCAGAGATTTCTCTAGGCATAAAAAAGAGGGACTATTCTTCCCTCTTATTTAGAGCAAATTTTCAGTATTGTATATGGGATTTTCATTTACTACTGCTTGAATCATTTTGGAATGTTCATCTACACACTTACCCCAGAGTTCTCTATATTCTTTTGCTTTTTCTTCATCTTTCAAACCAAACTTATAGTTATACCATTCTCTCCAAAGCGCAGCACACTTATCACTTTTTCTCTGTAGGTGTGGTTCCCTGTACATTGGAAAGATATTCCTTTTCTGATTGATAGGGATGCTTTTGTTTTGTCCAGATTTCATATCCTTCCATAATATCAGGTATTAACCACTGGTCCACACGGTAACAATATTTCCAATTGACTGGTTGAATGCAGTTCACCACGACGACTTGGAAAAATGCTACCACATGAATCCAGACCGTATACATTACTCTTCGTCGTCTAGAAAGTTTCCAAACAATCCACTGCTACCAGGTTCACGATTCTCTAGTTTATCTAGGATATCATCAGCGTGTTGCATTGTTGCAATCTGTTTGATCATGTCTGCAATTGCAGTGCAGACCATTGGACGTTCTTGCCTAGCAGCAAAGGAAAGAGCATTTCTCAGATGAGATTCTGCTTCTTCCAAACTAAATTTTACTGAATCAGACAGTGCCATCAGTTACTTCCTCCAGATGTTTTTCGATAGATTCTATCACTTCACGGACAACGACAATCCGATCAGGCACACACTTTGGATCTTGTGTGAATCCTTTCTGTGTTTCCACCAACGCTTCATGAACCAAGAAAGCTTGAATGGGTGAAAGTTCTAAGTTGAATGTAGTCATTTGCTATAAGTGTCGTAATTTAATTTATCATCAATTTTCTTTTGGTCTCTAGCATCATCGACCAGTTTAACTTTGTAAATGGTTTTACGAGCAAACTTTTGATCGAGTTTTAGTTTACCAAAATACAATGCTGCGATCCAAACGGTGAAAAGAAACCCGTCGAACCAAGTCATTGTGTTCCATGCTTCTACTGCAGCGTCCATCAGACATCTCCTTCTTTACGGTTTTCAGAATAGTGAGCATCAAACTCACCACCAGGATAACGTGCTTTGAGTTTATCAATATTCATCTGCACGATTTCATCAAGAGAGATATCAAGACCCATACATGCCTGCATAACATACCACATGATGTCACCCAGTTCACGCTTCAGGTGAAACAGGTTATCTTCGTTGACAGGTTTGCCTTGGAAAATAATCTTCTTAATGATTTCAGTAAACTCACCTGCCTCAGCACACATGCCTACAGAAGCAGTAAGCAATCGCTCGACAGGAAAGTTGTCTTTTTCGATGAGATCGACAACTCTTGCACCGAAATCGTAACTGTCTTTACTTTCTTTTGACGTGACGGCATTGACAAACTCTTTGTACTTTTCGTAATCAATCATGATAAGTGGGAATAAATGGTTCTTGTTGGGAATCAGGCAAGTATTTTTCTTGCTTTGGTTCTATAAGATCGGGGTGTGGAGCATAGAGTGGTCCTTCATAATCTCCTGCAAATTCAACTCCGTCCCAAGTAACAACTTCGCTAGTAGGGAGTTCTTTGGGGATTTCAATATCAACTACAGGACCCATCAAATGATTTGTGCTTTTCACATACTCTCTATTTTTAGGATCGTAACTGACCAGCATGATGGCATCACTTTCCCACCCACAATCAGCAATCTTCCTGCCATCTTTTTTTGAAATTACTGAGTAATAAACAGCAGGGTTATACTTTTTTAACATTAGAAGTTT